CATTTTTTTCTCCTATAATGTATATACATTTACTATCATTATATACACAAAAAAATAAAGAGCGGGCTTATGGCCCACTCTCTATTATTATTTTTTTTATTTTTTAGCTTTAATCAGAAGCTAGCAGCTAAGACACGACGATTATCTAAGACGCCGAAACCAATTTCAGCCCATCCATAATAACCTTGACGTTGTGAACGGTGTAGAGCTTCGTCTTCGAAGATTTCTACCTCTCTCTTAACTGGCATAACGAAAGAATCGCGAGCGTTTAGGTCTAGGCCAACAATCAATTCAACGTCAGAGTTTGGTCCAAGCGAACCAGCTAGATCTGATGTGAAGAATGTTTGGTATTCTTGACCGTCACCGAATTCAAATAAGCCAGTTAGATTTACACCGAAAATACGTGTAATAGGAGCGCCACCATCGGCTGATTGGTAAACTTCACGGCGTGATGTGTCGTCAAGTTGGTCAATACCCCAGTTACGAACGTCTTCGATAGCTTCTGGTGACAGGTAGAAATCAGTTAAACGACCTGTGGCTGTAACACTGTTACCACCACCGTTGCGTAACATGACAGTCTTACATAGAGAAATCAATCTCTTTGTAAATTGACCAGCAGCAGCATCGCCATCATAGACGAGGATATTGCGGTCAACAGCAGCAGCAAGAACTGTGTGCCAGCCATCGTCGTTAATCTTCTTAACGAAACCAGCCTCAAGAACTTGCATAGCGCGAGCTACGATGTCCCAACGGGCTTCGCGAGCATAACGAAGAAGGAAGTCAATGCTGTTGGTGATGCCATAGGTGTTAACCATGACGTAATCGCCTTCAACATGCTTTTCAGGAATGCGGCCATGGCCCGGATTGGTATAGGCGGTATAATCGCGCTCAGTACCCGGAGCAAGAAGATCCAGTGGGAATTCTGGTGAAGAACCCGGTTCTAGAACCATCTTTTCGAAAATGCCTGTTACGACATCGCCGAACATAATACCTTTACGTAGTGGAAGTTCTAAAGCTTTGGCAATTTCTCTCTGTGCATCAAGTGCAACAGCTTTATCTGAATTACCAGAACGCTTTAGAAGATCGATAAAATCTTGACTTGGACGAGTTAATGACATTCTAATGTTCTCCTTTTTTATAATTATGGAAGGTTGATTTCGACTTTGGCGTAACCGTCAGCATCTTTCGCTGTTAAGAAGCGACCGATTCTTGCAGCTCCCGCATCCAAAGATACGGCCTTACCAGACAGTGAAATCAATCCACTCTCTGCAACATAAGCGGCATCTCCAGCAGCTGGAGTTCCCGATGTTGAAATTCTATTTGTAACAACATAGCCTTTACGAAGGACGGTAACTTTACCACCTTTTTGAAGCTCGTCTTTGTGCCAGTTGATGTGCTGACGGGTAAGGTCTATATTAACCATATCATTTAAAAGAATGCCAATTGCAACTTTACCAGATGGGTTAGCAACGTATGTAACTACGTTTGAAGCTGTGTCCATAGCAGCGCCTGAAGGAGTAGCTGAAGAAGATAGTGTAACAACACCACCTCTTTCGGCAACTTCATTCATGAAGTATGAGACATCAGTTTGTAATTCGTAACGGTCGCCTTTTAATGCCATTTTTAATAGCTCCTTTAATTATTTAATATTAGCTGTAGTTTTTAGGACGTTCTTAGAAAACCATTCACTCGCAAAAGATCTGATTGATTCTTCTTCAGCGTTTTCTGCCATAGGAATTTGTGTTTCGTCAGCTTCAGCCGTTTCTAATACTGAAGCATCAGCTTCGTTAGCATCAATTTCTTCGGAAGCTTGTACTGATTTACGCACATATACATTGACTGGAGTATTCGGTGCTTCAACTTTCTTTTCAACCGGATATGTTGCAACTTTCTTGATTGCAGCAAGCACGGTTTCAAAAATTTCATCAGAAAGAGATTCAAACTTAGCGACTGTTTCTTCTAGTTCAGCTTCGGCAATGCCAGCATCAACTAGTTCTGCTTTGCGCTTCATCATCATCTTTTCTTTTTTCATTTTATTTACTTCTTCTTCGTTCATAGCAGCTTTTTCTTTCATCTTCTTCATTTCTTCTAGCATCTTTTCTTTTGCAGTTTTTTCAACGGCAAGAGCTTCTTGAACTTCGGCTAGTTGAGAAAGAAGAGAAGCAACAGTGACCTCAGTTTCAGACTTAGCTTTCTTAGCTTTTTCAGCTTCTTCTTTCATCTTATCTTTCATCTTGTCAGCAGCTTCTTTTGCTTCCGCGAGTTCAGCCTTTAGAACTTCTAAATCATCTTGCATAGTTATCTCCTCGGCTTTTGATTCATTAAAAAATATTGATTTTGATTTATTTAGTATAACACTTCTAGGGTTTGCAGGTTTCTTAACCAGACCAACCCCAGAAAAAGAAAAGTTACGTAATAGTCTACCTATTTTATACCCATTATATTCGCCACCACCGCCATAAGCTCTTAAATGCTTAGTTAAAAAAGCTGAAGTTTCTTCTCTTTTAATAAGTTTATTCTCGCCTTTGGAATCAATAAGAGCGTAATCAAATGCTGGAAATAGACATTCCATTGATACATGCCATGTGTTTCCACTTTCAATATCACTAATGATATCTTTCATGCGACCTTTAAGAGTTTGATCAGACCAGCTAGTATAGAGTACAGAGCCAATTACAACATCAAAATACACAGGAAGTTGATTATTTTCATTAATATCATCTACTCTATTTCCAATATCATCTACAACAGATGCGCTAGTTATATGCCCAATAATATCTTTCTCATCGTGCATATAATTAAATTGCTTATCTTCTGGCGTAGTTCTAGCTTTCCAAGTTTCAGCAGCATCAAAAACATCGTCGTTTTTATTCCAACCAACACTAGCTAAAATAGATTTCATATAATATAAATCGACTTGGTTTTTATTTTCTGCAATGGCTTTGCAAACCTGAAGATCTTTTTGAGTAGGTATATAAGACTCTACTTCAGAGTACATTGCAATAGAAGCATTGCTTTGAACTAGTTCTGCTATACCATCTTTAATTTCTGCTTTGTATATTTTCATGCATTTACCTCAGTCTGTTCAGTGTAAACCGTTGCATATATATATTTCATTTCATCAACAGTTGGCTTTCTATTATTAATATACACAAAGTTTTCTATTTCATCGCTAACTTTACTAACGAATGCTTGAGTTGGTTTATGAGCAGAGTCTATAAGGCTTTTAATAATTTCTGGGTTTAGTTCAATAAATGGTTCTAATCCAGTTAGTAAACATAGTTTTAAATATTCTAACTGATCAAATTCTCCTTTAGTTAATGACCTTACATTTTTTTTATTGTAAAAATCTAATATCATTGGGGTCACCGTCTCCGCTATTGTTTTTTGAGCATTGAATGCCCATAACACAGCAGTAGACTCTCCAGACTTAGGAAGAACACGTTTAGTTTTTCGCTTTATAGAATCCTTGGTATTTAGAGGTCTTCCCCCTTGTGGATTACCTTCGGGTGATTTTGAATTGTTCTGTGTTCCACCACCAGTAGGAGTTGCGATTGGAAGGTCTTTTTTAGGAAGGTCAAGCTCATCATAAAATGAATTATCCAATCCGTCTTTTGTAACAAGAACTTTAGATATATCGTTACGCAAGTTTGGATTATGATACGGCGATGCCTTTTGAGGTGTTGTATTGTCGTTTCTACGAGCTTGTTCTTCTCTGCGGATTCTTGTCTTTTCAATGTCTGGCATTTCCCCAAATCTTTCAAGAATAGTTTCATTAGAAATAATTGCACGGTCGGCGAGATTGATTAATAGCTGTTTAGCCGCACTTTCATCTGAAAGAATAATGGAGTCAAATCTAATTTGTGCAGGAAAACGAAACCCCATAGCCTTCTGAACCATCTCAATTTCTTTCTGCCAGAATTGAGTTAATAACTGACGACCGTATTCTAATCTTTCAATAAGCGTTTTTAAAGAAACATAATTATTAGTATATCCTCCTCCAGTAGAAGCTCCTGTCAATGTAGGAGGGATTCCCAGCCCTGCATAAATAGATGTTAATACAGGTTGATATTTTTCACTTCCTAAGAATTTATATACTTGCGATTGACTTTCTTTGAAGTCCAACTCTGGACCCCAAACAAGATCCATAGTACCGCCACCAGTATTTGAAGCTAAAATATCGCGAACTTTATTAATAACATCGCGACGAGGAATAATTTTGTGATCTAAGCTACCAACTCTCCATAAGCGAATTTGAGAAATAGCGCCATCAAGAGCTGCTAAGTCAGCCAGCTTCATCTTTTCTAGCATGATAAGGTCATCTAAAATAGCATAGATCATCGGATTGGCCCATACCAACCAGTCATCTTTTTTATAATAATAAACTTCTATCTTGTCTTTATCTAAAGGAATTTGCCTCTTACCTTCTTTAACCATCTTCTGTAAGTCAGGCGGCAGTTTAGAGAATGTATTTCTTGCAGTTACATTACTTGCAGTAAAAGAATCATAAGTTGTACGCGACAAGTTCATTACAAAGATTGGATCACCAATAAACATGCCGTTATAAAAATTAAGAACATCGACAGCTAATGGATTCAAAAAGTCATATGCCCAAGGTATTTCGCGCTTTACATACTTTGGGGTTTGTACTTCCATGTCAGCCCCAGACGTTCTACGCAATTCAGCTTCTTTATTTGTATTAATTTTAGCTGTGCGTCTTTTTATAATTACATTTCCTGAGCGATATAAATAATTAAGAAATCTTTCAGACCTTTCAACACCACGAACTTGCTCAAACCATTTTTTATAAAATCGTTCAATAGCTTTGTTTGGGTGAACTATATCAATGCCCTGCGCTCCAAAATCACCCATTAGGTCAATAACATTTCTAACAATGCCAACTCTATCATAGGCGTCCATACACATCTTCATGATGCGTTTTTGACGTGTAGGAACTGCTTCTTCTGGGCGAAAACGATAGTAATCGTTACGAGTTATACTTGTACGTACAGATCTATTAGGTTCAATATCAAGATAAGTTCTATACGTGTAAGCGAGAGCTTTTTCTTGTTGAACTGGGGCGTTTTCTGCATAAGCTTCACTTGCCTCGGCGAAAGCTTTGCCTTTGTCCGAATCATCTGTCCACGTTGAGTACATTTCATGATCTTGCATTAGTATTGAATCTCCTATTAATAGAATTGGTAATCGTATTAATATACACAAACTCTTTTAATAGTTGTATAATTCTTTTGCAGCATCTGCAAACCATTGCGGACCCGAATAATAATCTTTGCCTCGTTCGCCAACATGTCTTTGGGCAAATCCTACATTCTTGTAATAATCTTCATCGTATTTAATAGAAACTCTTTCTATATTTAATCTTCTTGCCGCATCATTAGCCATTAACAATGCAGAGTATCTATCTTTACGAAGTTTATTCTTTTTGCCACTTTTCGTGTCTGGAGTATCCCATCGTTCGCGCCCATTCTGACTTTGTGAAATTACAATTAAAGCCAGTTCATCTTTCAGTTGCTCAATTTCAATTACGCAATCTTCTAGCGTATCAGTTAATCTATTTAATTTTTTATCCTCTTCAAGAGAAAGACCTAGAGTAGCAGTGTCGAAAAAAGGAAATATAAGTGCTTTGTCTTCCATGTCTTTTCTTAGAGAGTGGTTAGCTTCTCCAAGCCAAATGGCACTCGAAAAATTACATACATTTATAATATGTAGTCCGGGTTCGTCATCTGTTGGCCCCGTTTTATCCTCAATTATTTTGGGCCATATGGAAATTTCTTTATCTTTTAATTTATCTTTATCATGCAAAGATTCCATGACTGCAATCCCGCCGCCCATTGGGTCCATAGCTATTTCTATAGTTGGAAATATTTTCATTAGATTTCGAATTTTTCTAGCGCAATATCCATAAAAATCATTATCTTCAGTCATATTAGCTTTCACTGCTTCTCGGTGACGATCTCTGGTGGTCGTCCAAGCGTAAACTACTCTTCTATGATCTTCATTAATTTCAAGCACGACAATTGAAAAATTATCAACTTCAGACGCTGGGTCAACACCGATAACATATTGTTTATTGGGGTTTCCTCTTGTTGACGCCTCAAAAAATACTTCTCCAGAAGGAAGTACAATTGGTTTATTTTCTGAGCATACGCACGATTCAATAAGACTACGTTTAAAGAACCCCTTGCTATCTGTTGAAAAACACGCACCATATTCCATCTGATAGATCCCCGCATGGACAGTCGCTTTGGATCTTGAGATTTGGCCTTCATCCATAAAACCCGGAGGCAGTAGCTCTACTGGAATTCGATAAACTGCATAATCTCGCCAATTAAAATCTTCTGGAACTTCACCTCTAAAAATTTCAGATAATTTATTATATTCACCCCTGCTTCTAACTATTGCATGATATTTCTTCCAATATTCTGCAAAGTGATTAAAATCATAGTATGCTGTTCCTGATAATATAATTTGATTAGATCTATAAAATTCAGAATTATCAACTACAGCTTCTAAACTAATTCCTAGCTCTTTCGCTCTTTTTTCTCTAGCCCTTGCTTTTACTTTTTCTATAGGCGAACTTGAAACAGCCGCGAAACCAGCAACAACATTTTCAAAGATATCTCTGGGGATAGAAGCAAATTCATCAGCAACAATATCATTAGCTCTTTGTCCTCTAATTTTTTGCCCATCGCCCAATGGCAAGAAAGTAATAATCCCTCTGTTTATTCTAACTGTACATCTATCGACATCTCTAGTACAGCCACTGCTCTGATCGCACAAGTCTCTTAAGACCGAGGCATTGCGCCAAATTCCCTCTGCATACTCATAAAGAACTTTAGACTGCCTAAAAGCAGCTCCAACGACAACAACTTTACGCTCTGGCAAGAAGAATATACGCAACATGCAGTATAGAGATAATAAAAAAGATTTCCCAAACCCGCGAGATCCAACTAACATGGGGAATTTTCGGTTCCACATATCACATAGGATCAAAGCTTGAGTCGGAGAAATCTCTATATTAAATATATGTTTACAGACAAACGAAAAGTATTCTGGCCTTGTCATTAACCATGCAAGTTTTTCTGGTAGTTTAGTTTTATCTTCCCCGGCTAATGAATAAGTATACTCTAAAGGATTAAATAATAATTCTTCATCTACTTCTATATTTAGCCATGCATCTTTAAGTTTTTTGTCTATATCTTTCATGTGTTCTTTTCATAAGTGAAAGAGCTAGTTGCTGAGCATAAAACCTATTACTGCAAAACATAATTTTAACTTTATGATCTAATTGTATTTCCATAATTTGTTTTAATAGGTACTTACCGCCAATTTTGGCGATTTGCTGTAGTCTAGCGTTGTGATTGTGGAATGGATATTCTATAAGATCTTTCAATGGAAATTCGCAAATAATAAATGAATGAGGAAATTCATCCATTCTAATTAGTTCTTTTTTAAATCTTGAAAAGTCTTTGCCTAAATTTGTGGCAAACTCTTCAATACAACCCTTGCGTTCTATACATAAAAGCTTCTCAAACCCTTGGATCGTGTAGTCACCAGTAGATAGAGTGCTAATTTCTTGTGCAACTGTATGTTCGAACTCAAAACTCCAAGGCGTTTGTTCTCTTGTGTCTTGAATAATAATAAATTCAGGGGGCTTTCCGTTCATTTCTTTTTACCAGTTCGTATAAATAGCCAGCGTAAGCAGTTTCATATCCAGTAATTTGTTTGTGACATTGTTTACATAGACATATTCCATTACTCCTCTCGTATCTTAACGTAGGAGAGTCGGCCCATTTACTCAAATGATGAACCTGAAGATCATATTTTTTCTTTGAGCCGCACATTTGACATGTGAACTTATCCCGTTTTAAAACGTCGGTTCTAAACTTCTTGTAATGTGGATCGTTGTAGTCTCGCTTCGGCCACGTCATGTTCTACCATTCTTTCTACTAGACTATAGAAGGATATTTCAGGCGACCACTTTAATTTTTCCTTGGCCTTTTTGGGGCTTCCGCGAAGAAATTCAACTTCGGCAGGACGATAAAACTTAGGATCAATAACTACATGTTTTTCCCAATTTAAATCATAACGAGAGAATGCCACTTCTAAAAATTCTTTAATAGTATATGTATTACCAGTGGCAACAACATAATCATCGGGGTTTTCTTGTTGAAG